CCATAAAGAAACATAGCCTCTTTAAATAATTGTTTTAAGTTTATAATGTTTCTTTTGCGTGAAATTGTTTTTACTTTATAACTCTTCATCATACAATAGTTTAAGTTTTAACGTTTCAACAAATGTATAAAATTAATTTTATATATAGCAAGTTATTTTACTATTTATCTTAAAGGCATAAAAAAAAGGGTAACCATTTGGCTACCCTTTTTCATTTTGGTTTGCTATGATTAAGCAGTCTCTAAGGCTGTTTTAGCTGTAGAGAATGTTCCTTGTACGATAGCATTTGGTTGATAGTTGGTAAGACCAACACGCTCAACTGCACGACAAGTCACAAAGCCATCACGGAAGTTGGTAGAATCTTCGCGAGAGAACTCAACAGAAAGACCTTCACGGATCCATAATTGAGTAGCTTGCGCTAAGTTTCCTACCATAAACTTACCAGCAGTAACTGCTGTATTGATAGTCACAGGTATGCCTAAGATTGTAGGTTGAACTCCGCTATAGATTTGATTTCTCAAGTACTCATTAGCAGTAGATTTCAACAATACGATTTTGTGCAAATCTGTTGGGTTTAATAAGATAGTATCTGCTTGGTAGTTAGATAAAGCTAACTGGTTTAAAGCAGCCACTAAAACATCATATTCATTGGCAGACTCTACAGATTGGTAGAACGCTCCACCCGATCCAGTTGTAAAGGCAGCGCCATCAGTAAATAAACCATCTAAGTTTGGCGATGAGCCATCTCCGTTTAAGATTTCATTATCCTCGATAGATAATACTTTCCCGGGAATACGAGCAGACAAGTAAGATGTAAGTTGAGGTGTATCGTTTAACATCTCTTCTGTAATACGCAGATATGTTCCGATTTTCTCCATATTCACGCTAGTAGCTGTGATATCGAAATCAGATTGTGCAAGTGCTACACCTTCGCCTTTAGCAGCAGCTCCATCGCTGTAGCCGCTTTCTTTTGGGAAACGTACTACTTGAGAATCTGTTGATCCGTTAGGAATTAAAGAGCGGATGTGTACAGAACGAGTTGGGTCGTACTTGAAATCTTCGATACGTTGTACCCCAGCAACGTCTCCAGTAAAGTCTGCACTGATAGACATATCTGCTTTGATTTCAAACTTAGCAGCGTTAGAGCTACCTTTAGTCATCGCTTCGATTGCACCCTCTTTAAGAGCAGCATCCATAGCGCCACGGAAAGACTTAGTAGATACTCCACTCATAGTCTTTTTAGCCTCCATCTCTTGAGCATCTATGCGCTCATTGATTTCGTTGTACTTTGTCGCTAGATTAGCGATTTCACTTTTTAGTGAGTGCTCAACTTCGCCCTTAGCGTTATCTTGAGCAGCGTTAAACGCCTTCTCGATTTTTGAATCAACTAAGTCACCAATTTGGTCAAGTTGATTTTTAATTTCTTCGTTCATTTTTTACTTTTTTAAACGATTAAACAAATAACTATAAATTTCACTTGAATCAAATTCGGCTTTCACTTCAATCGGCTCAGTGACTTCAATATCAGTCGGCTGAGTGAGTGCTCTATCGAAAAGCGATTTCAATTTCAAAATTTCGGCTTCCAAGGCATAGCCAAGGTCGTCACTTATGTCGCCCTTACGAATTAACTTCGCTAGGCGGTCATATCTTTTTAGGGCTTTGTCTTTGTCAAAGTTTCCTTTAACATCCAAAATCATTGCCTGGTCATTGGCAGCTAATGTTACTGCGCTAATCTCAAAGAGTTTTACCTCATTGATGTGGCGGTGCCCGTCTATCATTTCTTTTTGTATTGGTAGAATCCCTACCGAGTTTTCTGTAATAACTCCTGCTTTCATCAAAGAGATTACATCCATACCAAGTCTAGTCTTGGGAATACTTGCCTCAAACACCAGACCTTTGTCATCCTCATATAGGCTTTGCATTTTACCTAGAGGCTTATCCATATCGTGCTGATACAGATACTTTACTCTATTGCCATTCTCGCTAATACTCTTGGCATAAGCGCCATTATTTATAATATCGCCATCAGAGTCAATATTACCAAAATAAGAACCGTAACCTTTAACAATTCCAGCTTTTTCATCTGCATCAATTAATTCGCCTACAGGGCTTGATTTATATAAAATAGTATTCATAATACAAAGATAGTTAATTTAAATTTTCTAAATCGTGAGGCGTACCCTCCTCAAAAACGATATTGTTTTTTTGATCAGGAAGTGGCTTATCGTGTTTGTTGTTTAGTTTAATCTCGTCTGGAATCCTTTTAAAAGCTCTACAGCCACCGCTAAGCTCATTCCAGTTCTTGCACTTAAAACATATCCAATCTTCTTTAGGACTCATCTTTTATAATATTTTAAAGTTAGTTCGCCAATTAGTTTAGCGTATTTAGAGGGGTTAGAGTTTAGTTCGTATTCTGTAAAGCCTTCTGCAAAAAACTCATCTACATCTGTTGAGGCATACCTACCGAGAAATATCTCATTATATGCTTTGACGTTTTTGTTTTTTCTTAATGTACCTTTTTCCAAAATATACTTATCAAATAGCTCATTCATTTCTTGGAAAAAATCAGGATTTGCACCAGACATAGAAACATCTATAAAGTGAGCAGTTTCGTGGGTGATAGTAGCTAGGTGCATCTTATCTTCATCTACAGGACTCTTACCTCTATTGCTAAAGCCATTTATATCTCTCTCTCTTGTTCTGTTATATTTAATTCTGTTTTTTTCAAAAAAATCAAAACTCTCATAGTTCTCGCCAAAATCCACTCCAGTTACCTTACCAGAAAGGTGCCTGAATCTATCTGGTAATCTAGCATCTGGATAGTAACTAACACTACCATAAGAATCAGCGCCTCCAGTCAATCTCAAACTTATTTCAGAGCCTGCTCTCTTAGGGTTCACCTTGTACTTATTCATAAGTCTCTTGAACTCGGTCATCTTAGCATTTACATCTTCTACATCTACATTTTTAGCTAATGTTAATCTTTTTACATTTATATCAACCTCGCCAAACAAGTCTTTAAACATTTGCCTAGCCTCTTTTAAGCTACTAGCCTCCGAGGCGATTGTAATAGCACTCTCAACAACTGGCGCAATAGTGCGAGCAGTTAGACCGAAATCAGTTGGGTCAAATGCCTCTTGAGCCACATCAAAATCGATCGAATCGAGTTGGCTTATAGCTTGGGCATCTTCTCTAGGGAAAGGCGCTACTGAACAGCGACAATTAATAACATTCTTAGCGGTTCCAGCGGGGTCACCCGGTCTGTTTAGTTTTTCGCCCATCACAAAAAAGGGCTCATTGAAGTCTACCACTTGACCACTAGCACTAGCGTGAGCTCCCCGGGTTCTTTCATCTAGAGCAGCAATCCATTCTTTTTGTAGTGAGTCTGCACCAAACATATCTAGAGCACTTCTCATAGTTCCTAGATTAGCAGCGTTGGTGGCTTCTGTTCTTACAAGCCTTCTAGCTTGATTATTTGAGTATTGATTAAATCTAGACCTTAGAACCCTTTGAGCTTGTCGCTCGTTTAAGTCCATAAAATCCGGGTCCTTCATAAACCGGGTGAGTTCTTTGATCAGGGTAGCCTTTGCAGTTCCCTGTACAAGTGTTACTCTTTTCCCTGCGATACGTTCACCCTCAGCAGCAAAAGCAGCTTCCCAAGTGGTTTCATAGCCACTTACATCTTGTTGCTTTGTTAGTCTCTGAATACCCTTAGAATACCAATAAGCAAAAGAGCCAGCGACAGTTGAATAAAGAACAGAATATAAAGCAGTAATCCTACTAGACTGAAAATACCCATCCCATCCAGATGTTTTACGAGATTGCAGAAACTCTTCAATCGCTCGAAAATATTCTGCTTTATAGTAGTCACGAACTTTACGAAACTGCTTGCCTTCCTCTTTATCCAGTCGATTGGTGAACTCATTTATCCACTCTTCTTTAACTTTCTTTATCGTCATTGTTTGCTATTCGTTTTGCCCAAGAAACCATTGCCTTCCCACCCCATAGGATGTAAGCTACATATCCCTTGTCTTTCCAAGGCTCATCCTTGTACTCGTCTGCAATTACAGCATTTTCTTCGTGGCGACTTAAGAAACTGTGAACCCTCTTAACTGTTTCTAAACTGAGCGCCTCTCTATTGGCTAATTGCGCTGCTCTTGTCCAGCCGACAGATGTACCCCCTTTGACCACATCACGCCCATACTTCTCACGCCATTCTATCATTCTCTTAGCGTTGTTTGTAGCGCCTTGGGGGTAATCCTTATAGCTTTCTGCTTTAGAGCTCTTCTTGCTGCTTAGAGGGTGAGAAGTTGGTAAGAGATCAGTATCGTGCTTACCTCCTTTAAACTTACCATTCCTTAAGCAGTATAGAAATGAGTTGCATCTAGCATACGCCCATTGGTCTTGACTAGATACACTAGGTCTTACGCTTTGGGGGTTTGTATTATATGCTCCCACTCCTCTTCTAAATACTTCTGTAAGCATACCGAGAGTGGCTCTCTTTCCTGGGTCATCCCCGTACTCTTCATTGTGGTCATCTACCTTATCTTGTAGAGCTCCCTTTACCTTATCAGAAATCTTAGCCTTCTGCTCTGGCATACTATCCTTACCATTTTGGTAATCTTCTAGCTTGCCATTCTTAGCTGCTTCATACTCCTCGTGATCAGCGAAAGGCATAAACACAGTATTGCCATTGTATAGATGAGAGTGGTAAGAGCCATCTCCACCCATTTCTAAGCATCTCTGCTTGGCTTCCTCTACTGTGGTGTACATATCATTCATCCCAGCTACTTGTCTCTTCTCTAAGACCGGGGAAACATCTTGGCTTAGTTGCTCGATTGGCATCTCTAGTGACTGGTCTCCAGACACTGGAATTAAATTAGACGGAATATAGTAATCATCTAGCTGGGTATTCTCTTCATCCATACCGTAAGACATTGCTGCTCTCTTTTCGTTTGGTGTAATCCACCACGCTTGAGACATTTGTCCAACCACCTTTTCCATCTCCTCCTGCAACTCGGGTATAACAGTGAAATCAAAATCTATATATAGCTTGTCGCCATATTGAGGGGTAAGCCATCTATTGAGTTCCTCTCTAATTTTAACGAGTTGAGGAATAACAGCATTTACATATAAACTCTTTTTCGCCTCTTTCTGATTGTTGTATGTGGCGCTATCTGTATTGTTGAGCAACTGCACAGGCACACCGTATATGTTACACAAGTCTTTGATAGTTGCGTTATACTGCTCGATAAGAGATAGGTCACTAGCATTAAGTCCAAAGTTTACCCAGCTAAGTTTCTTAGGCGTGATAATTACATCACCAGCGTTCTTACTTCCTTGGTATTGTTGCTTAAACTTGTCTTTGAGTTGGCGTGCTTGTACCTCATTAATATCACCCTCTTCACTCATCAAGACACCTCGAGCAGTTTGGTTCTGTAGGTATTTAAGCCCGGTGGTAAGAGCCTCGTTGTTAGCATCCATTACTCTTAGCCCTGCTTTAAGTGGCGACATCCCATAGAGGTGAGAGCCTGTGCCATCGTAATAAGGGTTAAAGTCTTTGATGTGCAGTATCTGCTCTGCTGGTATTTCAAACGTGCCATTATACTCTAGCGTATAGTGGTCAACAGGTTTAAACAAGCCCCCAGAGTTTATCTGCATCACTTGAGAGGGCATAACATATAGCTCTTTAAACTTACCAGCTCCTGCACCAGTCTCTGGAGCTATGCCATAGATATAGCGGTTACCTGTAAGTAGTCCAAATGCAATTATCTCACTAATCCAAGTATTATAGCTTTGAGCAGGATTAGGCCGTTCTAATATCTTGTGAAGATCAGTACCCTCTAGTTCTACCATCGCTTTCTTCTGTATTATCTTGGCGTTATGTAGTGAGGTGCTATTGAAGTCGCCACTTGTAAGAGACTTGTAGCGTTTTAAGTCGTTACTGCTCTGGACCTCATAAACACAAAAAGGAATATTTGTTGCTGATTTTGTGATCAGGTTTATGATAGAGTAAATCGTGGCATTATAACGATAGCCTTGATTGATGTAGCTATCATCGTTTTCAGTTGAAGATACAAGAGTCTCTCCCAGAAAATTGTAAATCGCCTTGTTAAAATCTATGTTAGTATTCTGGTTTTTTGAGACCAATCCTCTCAACCTATCAAAAAGTGATG